TGAGGACTTCCAACGCATCTTTGCCGGTGACTTTACGTTCCTGTGGGACGAGGCATCGCGCGAGCTGATGGTGACACGCCGCATCTCACGAACCGAGAAGGTCATTCTTGAGTGCCAGATGGAGCGCACCGAGCAGGAGCTCATGCTCGACCGTTGGTGCAAGCAGTTCATCCAGAACTGGGCCCTCGCTGAATGCAAGATGCAGCTTGGCATGATCCGTTCCAAGTTCTCGTCAGGTACTCCTGGTGCTGCTGGCACCATCAATCTCAACGGCGAACTGCTGATCTCGGAAGCTCGTCAGGACATGACCGAACTGAAGCAGTCGATCATCGATCTGGAGTTTGGTGGCTTCATCGGTAAGGGCAACGTTTCATTTCTGATTGGTTGATCATGAAGGTACAGACGCTGTTCGAAGAGGAGCTTGATGACTACATCAAGCGACTTAAGAAAACGGAGCTCATGCAGAAGCTCGGCAATGGTTCGTTCGCTACGGTGTTCCAGCACCCTGTCTACCACAACGTGGTCGTCAAGGTCTTCGATGGCAACGACTATGGATACCGTGATTGGCTGCGGTTCGTGAAACGCAATCAACACAACGACTACGTGCCGAAGCTGGTGTCCCTGCACTACGTCGAGAACGAGTATGGCGACGAGATCGGCATCGTCTTCATGAAGAAGCTGTCGCGTGCACCTGTAAGCAAGATCAAACTGCTGGTTAAGCAGCTCAACGTGTGGTGTGGTAAGGACAAGCCCATCGACCACAACTACTACTTCGAGGACTTTGGGAAACACGACTGGGCAGCGATCGCCCGCAAGTGCAAGGCAGTCGACCCAAGCCTCGCACAGGTGGCCGCTGTGTTCGCTCGCAATCCTCCAGAGGATCTGCATGGTGCCAACGTCATGATGGATACAGATGGCCACCTCATCTTCACCGACCCGTTTGCATACACTGATGGCTGAGATCACCGTACCCGTTCTGCCAATCACCGACTGCCCTGAAGGTGCAGGCAGCATCAATGCACCTGGCTCAGCCACGGCGCCACTCGTGCCTAACCCATACGTTCCGCCTGAGCTGTGCGTTGGCGAGTTTCGCATCACTCAAGGTGACTGCGCCGCCACTGAGAACAACTACCAAGAAAGCCTTGCTGCTGAAAACCTCGCCATTTCAGGCGCGCCGCTCAATCTCTTCAAGCTGCTCGGTGTTCACGAGCAAGGCAAGCTGATCGATCTCACTGGTCAGGGTGAACCTCTTGCCTCGAGCGGCTCCCCTGCTGATGCCTTCGATTCGCTTGCTCCTGAATGGACGTCAGCTGAGACTGGAATGGTGGTCACCACAACGCCATCCTACATCGGCTATGACTTCGGTGTTCGCAAAACATCATATGGGCAGGATGAGAACGCACCAGGCATCGCTGACGCGAAGCACATCACCAGCATTCGTATCACCCAAGGTTCTGTCTCCAGCACCCGTGTTCGACAGGTGCGGGTTGACCGCTCTGATGGCGGCTACAAGATCGATCCGGTAAAGGTGATGTTCAGCGGTGCCGGCAACGGCACGCTCGGCCAGTTCTACGCCGGCTACGGTGCTGTTCCCGGACTATTCATGGCGGCAGCCATCAGCGCCTCTCAGTTCCTGATCACCTTCATTGGTTCAGCTGGTTCGAGCGTGCTTGGTGTTGCAAACGTGGGCACTCAGTTCAACTCAGCCTACGGCTCGTTCACGATCACCGCAGGTTCCACGCCGTTCGGTGCTGGCGATCTATTCACCGCGCCAGTCGAGCTCAACTGGTACCGCGTAGACGTCGTCAACGTGCCTGACGTTCCAGTCGTGCTCATCGGTCTCAAGCAATCGGCTGCCTCCCGCTACTGGCGCGTCGTGCCGCTCGTGTTTGGCGGCTCTCTTACTGGTGATGCATGGGTGGTCTCAAAGCTGGAGATGTTTGACTTTCAGTCCACGCGCCTCGACAACATCCAGGACACGCTCTACATGGAGAACCGAGACCGCGATTACGCGAACTCCTCCATTCAGCTGAAGGTCGCGTATCAGCCGTTCGACGGCATGAACGACATGTCCAAGTTCGGCTTTCAGGTGGCCGACGTCTACACGTTCACCACCTCCTTCGCTGAGATGGTCACGCAGCTTGGTCGTCCAATCGTGGTGGGTGACGTCATCGAGCTGCCATCTGAGATGCAGTACGACCACAACCTCCGCCCGGTTCGCAAGTTCCTGGAGGTCAGCGACGTGGCTTGGTCCGCTGAGGGCTACACCACAGGCTGGAAGCCAGTGCTGTACCGCTTCACCGCGCAGCAGCTCATCCCATCGCAGGAACACCGCGACATCCTCGGCACCGCTGACACGCAGAAGTATGTCGTTGATGACGGCTCCTTCTTCGCCGGCATCGAGCAAATTCAGACCGCACCGCTTACCGTGACTGAGGCCAACCAAGCCGATGCTGTTAAGGCGGTGCCTGAGAAAGGTACGAACGTTCGTGAGGCTGCATCTGGAACCAACCGCTTCAATGCACCTGGCACCTACGATGGTGTTGGCCCATACACCGAGGATGGCCTACCACCTGACGGTCTGCCGTACAAGGAAGGCTTCAAGATGCCAGACGTGTCGACGGCTTCGGACGGCGACTACTTCCGCCTGAACTACGATCCAAAGCTGAAGATCCCACCACGGCTCTACAAGTTCTCACACATCAAGAACCACTGGATCTACGTGGAGACCGATCGCCGCAACCAGCGCTCAGCCCACAAGCCATCGCAGCTGGAGATTCTCAACCTCGCGGACACTCGGTCCCTGACTGGTAAGCTGTGAAGGTAGGAGACCTCCTTGAGGACAAGAAGCAGATGGGGAAGTACCAGCTTCCCTACAGCTGGCCGCACGCGGGCCATCGAGGTCTTGAGCGGCTGTACAACTTCGTGTGGCCAGAACTGGCAAAGGCGCTTGGCGTTCCTGGGCGCAACATCAAGCTGAGCGCATGGTCGGCAGAGAGCGGCTACTTCACCATCAAGATCTCGAATCCAAAGACCGAGGTCGATATGGTAGAGATGATGGCACCGAAGGCGCTTAAGGGACTGCTTGAGAAGTGCGGCTTTCGAGAGGTTACCACCCGCAGTGGTGGTGTTCACACCACCAAACCAACGGTGAAGGGCACCACCTTCCAAGTGGTTGAAGCTCATTTCAGCACAAAGTACCCCGAGCAGTGGCTCGAGTGGGACAAACAGAGGTTCGGTCGATGATGACCTTCAAGGAGTTCCTCGGTGAGTCGTCAGTCTACTACGGCGACTACCCAGAGCTGCGTACACACAAGAACAACCTCATGAAGTTCAAGGAGCGGTTGGGCGCCACATTTGGCATCCCACGCTTTCGCTTCGCGATCATTCCATACCTCATCGACAACTCGCCATCCTTTCGCTTCAAGTTCGACGTTGCGCTTGGTAAGAAGGATGATCCAGAGCTGATGTGCAAGCTGTTGCAGAATGAAGCAAAGAAGGACCTTGAGCGTTCATATCCAAAGGTCACCGTCATGGGCGAGGCATCTACGTTTCATGGACCTGGTGGTGTAAACCGCGTTCTGTTCTCCCTTCTCACGCACGGCGAACAGCGTAAATAAGCCATGATCAACCACTATTTTTTCGACAACCAGATCCGCAGCTACCTGCTGCAGTTCGTCTCTATCTTCTACGGTCTGCAGGTGCAGACCGGCAAGGGAGAATGCGACGAGGCGCAGTTCATGATGGTTCCAGTCGTCATCGGCAACAAGGACCGGGTTGTGGCCGCCATCATGGCAGGCAACACGCAGAACCGGGTCTTCAGCCTGCCTGCGATGTCAGCCCACCTGTCAGGTCTGGCCATGGCACCTGAGCGTCGTCGCACCCCAGGCATGCTTGATCAGCGCACCCACCTCAAGGTCGGCGGTGTCTTCCCTGATGACCTTACAGTCATCAAGCGGGCCATGCCGGTTCCATACAATGCCACGGTTGAGCTGTCGATCTACACCTCGAACACCCAGCAGCGAGACCAGATCCTTGAGCAGATCCTGGTGCTGTTCAACCCAGACGTTCAGATCCAGAAGTCAGACGGTGAGTTTGACTGGACTCGCATTACCAAGGTCGAGCTGACGGACATCGCCAACGAGGAGAACTACCCGTCCTCCACTGAGCGGCGCATGATCGTCTGGACCCTGACCTTCGAGATGCCGATCTACCTGAGCGTTCCGCTTGGTGTCAAGGACGATCTGGTTCGCAAGATCATCATCCAGATTGGTTCGCTTGACAGCATGAACATCAATGAAGTTGACGTGAACGGCGAGATCCTTCCGTTTGGCGACCCACTGGCCACCGTGGTAGTCGACAGCACACCACCTGAAAACTACCGCCCACCTACACGGGGTGAGGAACCGTTCCCTCCGCAGGCGCTTCCGTAACCCGCAAAGTGACGGCGTTCCGGGTGCCGATTCGGTCACCTCCATAAATATCGCATGAACAACCAGAGTAGCTGAAGGTCAGCTACCACCCAGGAGAATCCCAATGGCAACTCTCGTTTCCCCAGGCGTAAGCGTCTCGGTCATCAACGAAAGCTTCTTCATTCCGGTTTCGGCACCGACAGTTCCACTGTTCTTCGTCGCTACCCAAGAAGGCAAGACCCAGACTGACGGCGTTTCGCTGGCGGCCGGCACTCTTGAGAACAGCGTCGTTCGCACCATCACTTCGCTCACGCAGTCCTTCTCGATGTACGGCATCCCGGCTTTCCGTGCTGACGGCTCCGGCAACCAGTACCACGGCGATGCTCGCAATGAGTACGGCCTGTTCGCGCTGAACCAGTTCCTGAACGTCGCCAACCGTGCCTTCGTGGTCCGTGCCAACGTCGATCTGAACGACGACCCTGTCACGTACCTCTCGCTCGGCACCCCAATCATGGGCCCAGGCACGCTGTCGTACAACGGTATCGGCAACGGCACCATGGGTCCGGTCACCGCTGTTTCGAACCAAGTTCGTCCACAGACCATCTTCGTGACCATCACGTCGCCAGCAACGCTGTCCACCCCAGCCACCTTCACGGTGACAGGTACGATCGACGGGTACATCGGCGCTGGTGCAACTGGCATCTCGTTCAACTCGACCATCGTCAACTTCACGCTGTCGGCTGGCTCTACGCCATTCGCCATCGGTGACAAGTTCCAGTTCGCGCTGCAGTACACTTGGGTTCCAGTCGGTTCGCCAGTCGGCAACGGCACGATCAACAACCTGATCGTTGACACCCTCGCTGTGCC